CCTTAGGAGGAATGATGTAACCGTTCTGCACCAGTTGAGGAGCAGGAACCTTAGAGATGATGCTACCATAGATCTCAGTGTCATTCATACCTGCCTTACCCACAACGGTAGAATATTTGGGAGTGGCAGTAAAGAAATAGCAACGCTTTGCCTCTGCAGAAAAATGCTCTACGGCAGGAAAGAAGTGACGTTGAATGCTATTATGTGCCTCATCAAAGTAGATAGTATCCACGTCCACATCTGCCTTGGCAAGTTGACCAAGAGAATTGTAGGTGGTAAAAATCAATTTGTGACCTTGTGCCTGCTCGTACCAATTACGAATTACATTAGGTTTCGTCGTGCTAAAATGCCTAGTTTCTCCGGAGTGAATATGAAGAACATTAGCATTAGTGATAAACTCAAGATACTCAGAAGACAACTGTTCAGCAAGCAAAATACGAGGACTAACAACTACAATTGTCTTTGAGATGTTAGACTGGAATTGGCGAACAGCATCAAAAATACCCACATTAGTTTTACCGCCGCCTGTTGGCATCACGACAATACCTTTAGAATGCTGCGAGAGAGCATCCATAGCAGTTTGTTGGTGAGGACGAAGTTGAATCACGAATCTCATTTGCGTATGAAACTATTATACAGCAAAAAGGGGTCTCACAGGATCCCCTTGTGCCAGTTCTTAAAGTGTCCTATAGAAGCTTCGATTCTCATCTTCAACGGAGACAAACCTAGTCTAGCAGTATTATGGTACTTATGTCAAGGTTCTGGGTTCTTTTGATCTTCTATTTCTGTAATCATTTGTTTATATGCTTTTTCCCAATTTTCTAAAGATTCAGTCCATTTTCCTAATGGACAACTATCAAGAATAATTCTTGCTTTTGATGTTAAAAAACAACCACATTCAAAACATCTCTGTTGTTCAGAATCATATTTTTCGCATTTTTTACATATCTCTAATCTCTCATTAAAAAGTTTATCATCTGCAAATAAATTTTTTGCATTTGTTTTGTTGAGATGTTTAATTATATCTAAAGTAAATTTGGACAAATTTTTACTTTGCTCAAACAAGGATGGGTGATTTTCCATAATTAATTTCAAAAATAACTGAATTATTTAGAACCTAGAATTAAATCAGTTCTGCCAATAATTGAATAGTTAGATCCACTGATTGCTCTTCCTGGAGAACCTCCATTAGATCCATTATATCCGGAAGAAATATAAAATGCATCGCTCAAAGATTGGAGATCTGTTCTTATGGTGTTTCCTCCCGATTGTGCCCAATCACCACCATTTCCACCAACTTTTCCATCCTCTCCAGTTGTTGCATACGTTGGACAATTTGCTACAGTTCCTGATGATGGTCCATCTGTTACATCTAATGTTGATATTGAATTGGATCTTGTTTGATTATATCCTTGACCCAAACCACCATTTCCACCTGTTCCTCCAGGAGCACCAGATTTTTCCTTTGGATCATAGACTTCGCAAAATGCAGGTCCTATGCAAGTATTACTGCACCAAATAAAGCAATTACATCCTCCACCAACATTATGACCTCCATATCGACGAGCATCCTTAGAATTATATTGTGTGCCATTAATAGTTACTGGAGTATCTGGAGATCCACAATCTGGATACCATTCACAATTACAACCACCTCCCGATTCATATGTTCTTCTTTCCCAACATGGACCATTTGGACCTGTCCATCCATCTCCTCCTCTAGCGCCACCGCCACCGCCACTCTTAATTGTAGATAAATCATTCATAATTATTGATATTAAAGATCCGGTAGAAAAAGTATACAATGAATTTCCGCCCGATCCAGAATTTCTTGCTCCTCCTGCACCCAAAATTTGTCCTCCAGATCTCAATTCAATTGAAAAATTATAAGACTCTGCACTAAAGTATGCTGCTTCTTTTGTTGCTGATACCGATCCTATTGTACCATCAACATAAAAAACTTTTTTAATATTTTTATTTAAATTTGAATTCCAATTTTGAGCAGATATGTCAATTCCATAATTGCTGGGATTTGATACATTGTCATTAGTCCCAGTCTGTACTAAATCATAATATTTGATAGATGTATAAAATTGTGATATTTTTAAATTTTGAGATGTTGAAATTGATGTGTTTTCAGTGCAGTCGGGAACTATCGGATTTGCATCTGTTACTGTTATATTTCTTTTTAATTCGGATGCACTAATTGAACCTGATGAAACTTCTTTGAAATTTAACCTTAATGAAGAAAATGAAATTGGAATAGTCCCAATTGCCGCATTATAAAATCTTCCCGATCCTTTATTGTAAGAAAGTGATACTGCCATAATTTTCTCTAATAAAGATTATTCCAAGCAAATGTCACTCCACCATCAGTGCTTCCATAACCTTGATGTTTATGTATGGTTTCGTTGTAAATAATTGCTCCCGGTACAGTAGTAAGACCAGAAATATCTGCAAAAGTGCTTCTACCGGTATTATTTACAGTTGGTGGAATAAAATATGCTTGAGAAGTTGCACTACCAACTAATCCAAAATCAAGTATTGATCTTTGGTTATAAGTTCCAAATCCAATTCCAGATCCCCTTTGATTACTTATAAGTAAAGATCCATTAAATATTCTTATTGAACTATTATGAACTTGCAGAGAACCTGTCTGAACATCTCCAGTATAAAGTGCAGTTGTTCCGATTCCAATTGATCCAAATCTAGAAAATCCATTACATGCCAGATCTTCATTGCTCAAAATTATTGTATTAATTCCTACTCTTCCAAAAAGAGCATTAGATCCTTTAGCATCAAATGCAACAGAAGGATTTGAAGTATTAATTCCTATATTTGCAGTTACATTTAATTTTTGTAATGTTGTTATTCCAGAAGTATTATTTAAATTTGTATTAGATATTATGCTTGGATAATTAATTGTTGCGGTTAAAGTGCCATCTACATTTAAATTACCATTTACATAAAGATTATCTTGAATTGTAACTGTACTTATGCCAGATGAACCTAAAAATACATCTCCAGTTGCAATTAGAGTTCCATCATAGTCCAAACTCATAATTTCATTATTGGTTTGACCATAAATCCATCTAAATTTTCCTGTACCGATACCAGAAGGTCCGGCATGAAGATAAAGATTTATATTTCCAGTATCATTATTCAAAATATCAAGTGTTTTGGATGCATTTCCAAACCTCAAGACGGCAGTGCTCTTACCAACACCAACTGATTGACCAATACTAATTCTTGCTTGATTAGTTTGTGAAATAATTTCTACAAGAGTGTTATTATTCTTAATAATTTGCAATTCTGATGTTGGCAATCCAGTTCCAATGCCAATTCTTCCAGAATTTAATGCGGAAAATGAAGTTCCTCCAAGTGCAACATTAATAGATGAACCATTGATATCTGTTGCGGTTACAATTCCAACTTGAATATTTGGAGTTCCTGTTAATGATCTTGCAGTACTAGCAATACCAACTAAATTAGCAGTAATATTATTAGCAGTAATATTACTAGCAGTTATAATTCCAGCAACATTTATATTTGATGGAAGTCTACTATTATCTAAAGTCCCACTAGAAATATTAGTGGCATTTAATGATGTAATGTTATTACCAGATCCAGAAAAAGAATTTGCAGTTATAATTCCAGAAACATTTATATTTGATGGAAGTCTACTATTATTTAAAGTTCCACTAGTAATATTGGTTGCATTTAATGTTGTAATATCAGTTCCAAATCCAGAAAAAGAATTTGCAGTTATAATTCCAGAAACATTTATATTTGATGGAAGTCTACTATTATCTAAAGTCCCACTAGAAATATTAGTGGCATTTAATGCTGTTAAAGAAGATCCATTACCATTAAAATATCCTGATGTGATAATTCCTGTTGCATTTACATTTCCGGTAAGTGCATCAACTGAAAGTCCATTTCCGATCAGTGGATCCTGACCTACCTGTAGTGAATAATATGGAAGATCAGTTCCTATGCCAACTTTAGAGGTTGTAGAAAGACTTCCAGCATTAACATACCAACCACTCGTTGATATTGCAAATATTCCAGTCAGTCCGGCAGCACTTCCATAAAATGTTCCTGCTCTTACTGCACCAGTTGAAGAATTGAATGTAATTGCAGAACCAATTTTTACATCATTATAAAAAGTAGAAACTCCAGTAATTGCCAGATTTGTTGCCGTAATTAATCCAGTAACCTTTGTGGTTCCATAAACATCCAGAAATTGAGTTGGAATTGATGTTCCAATTCCAACCAAACCATTTGCATTTACAATAAAGTTGTCATTATCAACTT